TGTATACTAAATCTTCTAGAATCATTAGCATCTAATACTTCAGGATATTTTTTTCTAAGATTCAGCTTTTTTTCCCAATCATATATTGAGTACGATATTTTAGTATCTTTCCATTTCTGATTTGCTGACCACCTATCAGAAAAATATTCGCTCAACTTTACCGGATCGCCACAAAATTCCAACCACTTTTTTTCAAATAAATCTGGAAAATCGCCCCTTTTATCAAGAGCATTATCTCTGTAATTGCCTTTTTCCAAATGATCAGGATTTTTGCACTTAGAATTACCGCACTTATGTCTTATTAGTTCCGGATATTCTCCATATTTTTCCCAATAAGCAACTCTATGAGAATACATATACTTTTTCTCACCAGGTCCCCAGTCTTTAAAAGCTACTACAGCTAATCTAGCATACCCACTTTTATGTATATGTTTACTTTCCCAGCATCCAGTATCTGTTAGCGTATAATTTTTATATGATTTTAGAGTTACCGCCTTTTTTAACCATGGTAGAATATCTTCTTGCTTAGTTGGTTTCCATGTATTTATTAAACATGATGAATCAAATTCCCCCAACATTTTGGACTCTTGTTCTAAAACATCCACAGCCTCACATTCCTGCATAATGCCTATATTCATAGTATAATTACTATTGTGAAAAAAATCTAATAACTTAGTAGAATCATGTTTATTAGTTTTTAAATCTCTTATGTGTGCTTTTAATCTAATTTTAATGTTAGTACTACTTCCTATATATGCTTTTATATCATTATAATTTGTATTATTTATAAAGTATATAACATAAATTCCACAAACATTATTTTTCATTTGATCAACATTATGTATTTTTGTCCATTTTGCCACATCAGTATTATTAACTCTACATTTTATATTTCTAGTTTTAAGCATACAGCTTAGTGCCGCCTTAGAAACATTATACAGTTTCGACAAATCATTTAAACTTAGTCCTTCTTTGTATCTTTTAATAATTTCTATTTCTTCAGGCCCTTTTAAAATCTTTTTAATTTTTCTTTTTTTATTATCTTTTGATCCTTTTGGTCTCATGATATTTCCTTAGTATTTGTTTAATAAATATTTACCATACTCATAAGAATTTTTTAAACTTTGTTCTAATGGCACAACACATTTAAAACCAATATGATTTTGTATTTTACTTGGATCAGCAAAAATTTTAGAAACATCGCCCTTTCTTCTGTCTGTAATTTGTATACTTTTATTTAGTACATTATTTACTTCTAGATATTTATTTACCAAATTTTTAACACTAACTCCTACTCCAGTACCCACATTATAATAATCATAAAATCCACTTTTCTGCATAATATATTTTAAACACTCAACATGACACCTACTTAAATCGCCCACATCCAAATAGTCTCGTATAGCACTACCATCCGGAGTATCATAGTTATCGCCATATATTTTAAAATCATCTAACTCAAAAACCCACCTATTCAAACGACTCATTAAACTTTCACAACTTCCTTTTGGATTTTCCCCTATCGGCACACTACTATAACACCCTATAGGATTAAAATATCTTAAACTTAGTATATTAGCCCACCTATTTTCTGCATAAAAATCTTTGAGTATTCTTTCACACATAATCTTACTTTGACCATACGGACTAGCAGACTCTTTTATAGATTCATTCTCATTCACAGGAACCTTATCCGGTTCGCCGTATACTGTGCAACTACTAGAAAAAATCAAATTAGGAATATGATATTTCTTTACATAATTTAACACATTCAATAAACTATTAATATTATTGTTATAATACTTTAATGGATCTTTCACGCTTTCGCCCACATTCTTATATGCTGCAAAATGAATTATGCCCCCGATATTTTCAGGACTAAATTTGCCCACACTCTCACATCCTTCTTGCAGCACAAATAGATTATTTTTTACATTTTTTTTAATTAGTATATTATCAATATTTAAACTATAACTATTACTCATATTATCCAAAATTAAAACTTTATAGTCATAATCTAATAAATCATATACAACATGAGACCCTATATATCCTGCTCCTCCAGTAACTATTATTTTACAATTTGGTGTAATCATATAGTATATTCATTCCACTTTTTAAGGTAATAATACATGAATAATATTTATTATATGCGCGGCGGAAGCATTCCCAAGGATATTAGAGCTTATACAACTAATGCTAATAATTCTAAAAGAGAAGCATTAGATTTTATTACAAGATCTATATTAGAATATCCTATAACATATAGCAATAAAACTCCTCAAAAATATAATTTCGGCAATTCATTTAGGGATATTGAATATATTTATCCAGATACCTCCACAGCCAGAGCAGGAACCACCAACAATTATTCTGTATCTTTTGGTGGTCCTACAAAATCTATAATTCATAGTTTTTCTAACCGTATAATTTCTTATTGAAAGAAAGATAATTATGGGAATATACTGCAAACAAGAGTGTGACTCATCGGACCAAGAAGATCTAGCAAAAAAATGTCAATTTTGTGCTACATGGAACTATATTGCTTTGTTAGGTATTGTGAGATGTGGCGAAATAAAGTCTTACGAAGAACGTTATCCATGTAAACAATGTAAAGAAGGTAAAATAACCGACAAAGAGAGACCATGTTTTAGATGCACGCCCCCAGCAGCTACAATAGTTCCTGATAGGATATTTTGGGGTGCGGATATTTCACTGCACCCTAAAAACTTTTGGAACAAAATAACTGACAGTGGAAAAATAGGACCAGATAGCAAACCAATAAATAATTTGAATTGCTATGAATGTAAAGAGAAATCAGGTAAAGAAGAATGGGTGAAAAAAGATTGTGGTGAAAATTTCACTTGTGTTAATGGGGAATGTGTGCCAGGCTGTTCTGAAGAGTGTAATAATTGTCAGGAATGTAAAGCCATAACAGAAAAGCCTAGCACTTGGAGGTGCGTATACAAACCAGAATGTAATTTACCTGGTTATGGTTGCATAGGACATGAAGAAGAACCAGGGGAGCCTTCACAATGGCCAAACAACGCGTGTTGTTGTGAGTGTAAGCTTTTTGATTTTGGAACTACTCCAAAACCGGGACAAACGGGTGAGTGTCCTAAAGGTCAACCTCTTGTAGTAGAAGTATATAAATTCGCCCACGGCCCAGCCGGATGTGAGTGCAGATGCCTAGTGAAACCAGATGATTGTGAAGATAATGAAAAGTTCAACCCTGGGAACTGTCGTTGTGAGTCAAGGTGTGATCCAGAATGTGATACATTAAACTGTATGGATTGTTTCCCAATAGATGGCAAGTTTGAGTGTAAAAATAAGTGTGTTGCGCCACAAATATGTGATGGTGGAGGTAACTGCTATAATCCACCAGCAGCGCTATCATTAGATTTAGTACCATAAATTTTATTTCTTATTAAAATAAAAGAGTTATTATGTGCAAAAAAGAATGTCAACCCGGAGATAATTTAGAGGCAGATTGTAAGTTCTGTCTTGAGTATACCGGTCCTGGAGGTGAATCTTGTTCAAAACCAGTAAACTATACAAGTTATTATCCGTGTCAAGAATGCAAAAACGGCGTTATATCTAGTAAAACGAGACCATGCAAAACATGCAATCCTCCAACAATTGAAAATGGAGCATTAGAAGTTACTGCCAATGGTAGTATAAAAATTAATAAATCAAACCTGTGGACCGATAAACTAAATGATACCAGCGAGGATGGAGGACACCGGAGTACAGAAAATTGTTATATATGTAAGGATGTCGGCGGGGTCGAAAAATGGGTGCTTAAATGTCCTGATAATACAACGTGTAGAAACGGAAAATGTGAACCAGATTGTAACCCTCCATGTAATACACTCTGTCAAAAATGTGAATGTAAAAAGAGGGGAGGACCAGGTAGTACAAAATGCATACTATCATACTGCGAGTCCCTACTCGAATGTACATTACCAGGTTATGGATGCTACTCTCCTCCAGGGTTCGAGGAGTTAGGCGGATGTCAGTGTCTGTTAGTTCCATTTGCACTCGGCGCGCCACCGGCAGGAAAACAAAGGTGTCCGGAGGATAAGCCTAGTGTCGTAGACATTGTTAATGAAATTTTTGGAATCACAACCAATGCTGGATGTGAATGTCGATGCAACATTACAGCACAAACATGTTTAGATCAATCTAAAGTTTTTGATGCAAAAGCATGTATGTGTAAACCACAGTGTGATCCACCGTGTGATCCTAACAAATGCGAAACATGTGTTAAAAGAGATGGTGTATTTGGGTGCTATTCTAAATGTCCACCAGGAAAAGCATGTGATGGCGAAGGTAATTGTTATCAGCCTCCACCATCACTATTATCATTAGATACGATACCATAATTCTAATAAAGAAAGAAAATATTATGAGAAATCCTGTTAGATTAAATAGTGGCGGTAAAATACTTGTTAAAGACAGAAGATTTAAACCTGAACGTATTACTAATTTAGATTATTTAATTACTTATGATCAATTTTTGATAGATGAATCGAATAATAGGGTTGATCAAGACCGTACTTATAAAAGATATGCCCATAATATAGAATCTGACCCATATGCATATAACAGATATTTCATATATCATGTTTTTTTACCAGCAACAGCTCCTTTTAGTGATCCTCCTAATTTTACTTTTTCTCCACAAAATTCATATAAAAGTTATCTCGATGATAACTTAAATATTAGATTATCTATTTATCATAAAAGTTTATAAAAGAAAGTTATATTATGCCACAACAAACTTGTACATGTCCACCTGGAGCATTACCTCCAGGTAAAAAGATACACTCATGTTACATAGAGCAAACAGCTTATTACTTGTATAAGTGTGGCAACAACACATACACTCCAGGTACACTTATAGTATGTGATAAACAGCAACTAGTTCGTAGAGAAAAGGTGGATCCTTGTGGTGAATGTCCTAATGAAAAATGGATCCCACCTGATCCTGATAAACTTAATACGAACTGCGCAAAATGCATATCTGTGCCCGATGGCTGGGGGTCACCAGGCCAAATAGCGCCGAGTCTTCAGGCCATCGAGGCCGACCTAAGATCTCGGAGAAGCCCACATGACGCGGGTCACCCGCCTAGATATTATGGACAGAAAGCGGCATGGGGACAAAGCACTTGTGATTCAGAAAAATGTGAAATATGTACAGCCACGAAAAGAGGTGGCTCGACATATGCATGTGTGGATGATTGCGCAAAAAAAGATAAAGTTATAAAAGATATACTAGAAAGCAATGACCAGGATCTAAAAAAGAGGAATAAAGATGATTTGGGTTGTGAATGGAAATGTAACCCAGGAAGCTCATTCGCTAATACAAAAACTGGATGTACCAAAACCTGTAAGAGATGTTTAGCTTGTCAAACAGTAAGACAGAAATTGGATAAAGCAACTGGTCAGTTAATAGAGACATGCAAAGACGATTGTGGAAAGCGAAAAATATGTAGTGAGGATGAGGTATGCGTATGCACTATTACATTAGCCGAATGTTTACCTCCATCCGAGATTAAAGAGACAAATGATGGTGGATGTGAATGTTATACTCCTCCGGCGGCATTATCATTAGATATGATACCATAAATTTTTACTTGACAGTATTCTTTTTTGATATAATATAAATTATTAGCCGGTTTATACTCTATCAAAGGAAAGAATATGAAATTAGCCGAAAAAATTAACGTTGTTCCTCCTCCGTTCTCTGATAATAGCGGTAAGGTAACTCGTCCAGAACCAATAATAACTGATGAATTAAATTTAACTTTTGATATAAATATTCAAGAAAAAACTATTGGCGTACATATAGAAAATTTTCCATTAGAACTATTTTTATTTATGGAAGATTCTTTTGATGAACTTAATGGAGATTGGAAACAAAGTCTTTTAGAGAATAAGCTTTTACAATTATTAGGATCTAATCCTAGTTTAGTTTTAAGATCATTATTTCCGCGCACTATGGAAGAAGACCCTAACGGTCCTGGTACCGTACTATCCACAATGATTAAAAGCTTAGGCATACACATGAGCGATAGTTGTTCGTGTCGTCGTCATGCTATTTCTATGAATGAAAAGGGTAATGACTGGTGTGAACAAAATATTGATACTGTAGTAGGCTGGCTAAGAGAAGAATCTAAGCGTAGAGGATTACCATTTGTTGATATGATTGGTAAAGTTATGGTTAATAGGGCTATTAAAAAGTCTAGAAAATTATTGGCTAACCAACCAGTACCAGAAAATGATGAAGAATTAGATAACGAATAATATAATTATACTTATACGTATTACTAAAGAATAGCCGCTCATAATCTATGGGCGGTTATTTTTTTTGGTGTAATATGTTATATACTATATTTTAACCTAATCAAAAGAATAAATTTATGAATAACTATGTATGTTATAATCGTGGTGGATATATTAGATTAGAAGATAGATATAATAAAAGTAATTCTCTTAGTTCATCAGGTCAAGAATATGAGGACATAGATTTAGTTCCTAGATTTTTATCAGAAACTATTAGCAATAATAAATATACTTGGAAATTTTTTTTAAGTCCATTAACTAATAGTTGTCCAAGTCCAAGTATAGATGGTCTTAATAGACAATATCTTCATACTACAAAATCTTTTTCTTATGTTGGAGATGTTGCTCCAAAACCAGAAGTAGAAATACAGTTTGGACAACCTAATATATTATATTTTTCACATAAAAATTTATAAGGTAATAAATAATGGCAAAAAAAACACCAGTAGAACTTTGTAAACAACACTTTCCGGATGAATGTAATAATGTAAGTTCTACCGATCTAGGTGGTGTACCAGATAAAGTAAACGATAATTGTCAAGTATGTATTAATGCATTTGCCGGTTACATACCTATTGCTAGGCTTGATTGTAGTCAGGTTGGTACTGGTACATACAAGAGACTAGTAAACTTTGATCAAAGTGGGTGTTGGAAATGTGAAAAAGGAAACCAACAACTAATTGAAGTGAAGAAACCATGTAAAAGATGCACACAAGCAGTAGTCTCTGTCAAACCACCCGGCCAGCCTGGCTATTATGGAGTAACAGCAACCTGGACACCTAGAATACCGATAACAAATCAATGTCTAGAATGTATAGTGGATAACGATCCGGACAATGAAACTGGAGAGAAAATAAATAATAAATGTGATGAAGCACAAGAACAAAACGATAAGAGCCCTAAACAACGCGGAAAGTATACTTTTAACTGTGAAACATCAGGAGAACTTAGTAAATGCGTTAGAAGATGTGTTAAATGTCCGGATTGTCAATATTGTAAAAGACTAACTGATGGTGATGATTTTTGTGCGCCGACTACGGATTGTCCATCTCCTCCTAGAATATGCCTAAACGACGAATGTGTTTGTCCATTATTAGCAGCGAATGATAAAGCAACTTACGAAGCGTTACCAGAGGATGTTAAGCCTTTTTATTCACTTTGTCCCAATAGTGAACCGTTTCTTAGACTAGATGGTGGGTGTGTATGTGTGTGTGGGTGTAGAAAAACGGGCCACGACTGTGTGGAGAGTCCAACAGGAAATTCACTTGGATGTAGATGTTTGTATTATACGGTTAATACAACAGAAACATCTAATGTACACTATCCAGATAGCCCTCCTTCTCCAAAAGGTCCAAATGGTAGACCATGTTATGTTGGTAAGGATAAAAGAACTGGTAAACCTCAGAAAAAACTAGTAGATACTGCAGATGGTGGATGTGCTTGTGTTCCGTATGATCGTATAGGACCATTCTCTTTAGATATGATTCCATAATTTATACAGAAGTATTTTTTGGTCTTCCTCTTTTTCTACCTAGTTGTAGCTTACGTCTTTGTCTTCTTATCATACCAATGCTAATACTATTTCCAGAAATTTTAGATAGTGTTTCGGACATATCCTTATCTGTTAATTTATCATAATTTTGACGAATAAAATCTAGATCATTATCAGACCATTTTATATAAGTTTTTTTCATTATATTATATCCTAGTTGGCATCGGTGTACTTATTACCTATAATACTTATATAGTATTAGTTTTTTTTTGCAAGCTCAACTCATAATTAGGTTTTTTATGGCACATATCATATATAATATCGTAGGATCAGCAATGAAAACTACAGCATCATCAAAAGTAGATGTTTCAAAGGATTTACAAAATAGTAATAATAAATCAATAGCAGAATTAATTAATGAGCAAAAAGAAAAAGAAAAAAATAACCAAGCCGATTAATAAAACAGTATCCGAAGAAGATTTTCTTAATACATTAAATATTATTACTAAAAAATTAGTATATAAATTTAAGTTCGGATATCATGATATAGACGATATGAAACAACAGGCTGCTATTTTTGCTCTTGAGGGTTTAAAAAAATATGATTATTCAAGACCTTTAGAAAATTTCTTATGGACACATGTTAGAAATAGGTTGTTTAACTATAAAAGAGATCATTACCAAAGACCAGACAAGCCATGTTTAACCTGTCCTTTATATAGACCAAATACTGGATCATCTGATTGTATGCAGTTTAATGATAAGTTAAATTGTTATGCTTATAAATCATGGTATAGTAGAAATAATAATAAAAAAAATATTATGACACCACAATATATAGAAAATAATGATCCCGAACATATGTATAACTTTGTTAATAATATTAGTAATCAAGAAATTATAGATTATTTGGAAGATAATTTACCAACCAAATATAGAGAAATTTACTTAAAGCTAAAGTATGGAACAAAAATATCAAAAAACGAAAGAATCAAACTTCAAAACTATATTAAAAATAATATTATTCCTAAACTAAATGATTAAAATTATATGAGTAAAAAACGAGGACAACTAAGTTTAGAAGAAGAACAATATATTAAAGATAATATTCATAGTGAAACTTTAGAAAATATAGCATTATCTCTTAATCGTAATATCGCTCCTATCAAAAGATATATAGAAGAAAAAGCATTATTACAACCTCAAGGATCTTATGAAGAAAATGAAATTCTAAAACTTAAATTAAGGTCCAAGTCTTTTTGGGGTGAGGTTTGTAAACAGTTTGATATTGATAGCGGAGAGTTAGAGTATTTTGAAAATATATGGATTAATCTGATTAAACAATTTAGAGAAGATGTATTACCAGCGGAAGAACTTCAGATCAAACAATTTATTACTATAGATATTCTAATTAATCGCAGTATGAAAGAAAGAAAAAGACATATTACAGAAACTGAGAAATTACAAGCCGCTGTTGATAAAGAATATGAAAAAAGTGAAGATCAAAGAGATATTCCAAAGCTTGCTAATATGGAAACTCAATTAAGTTTTGTTCGTAATAGTATTGCTAGTTATACTAATGAATATACAAAACTATTATCAGAACAACAAAAAATTAGTAAAGACTTAAAAGCTACAAGAGAACAGCGTATAAAAAGAATAGAAGACGGCAAAAGTTCTTGGACAGGACTAATACGCATGTTGGAAGATGAAGATATTCGAGAAAAAGAAGGCAAGCAATTAGAAATTATTAAAATGGCCACAAGTAAATTTAAAAATGCATTATATGATTTTCATTCATATCAAGATGGTGAACTAGACAGACCAATACTTAATTCGGAATCGGTGTTAAAAGATGAATCGTAGACTATATGATAAGCAATATAAAGAATGGATAAAAAGTATTTTTGTTAGAGATAATCATAAATGTCAGTGGCCCAACTGTAACCAGCCGCACAAAAAACTCAATGCTCATCATATTAAAAAATGGTCCGATTATCCAGGATTAAGATTTCATCCATCAAATGGTATAACTTTATGCAAATATCATCATGACCTAATTAAGAATAATGAAGAAAACTATGAGTTATTTTTTTTGAAAATACTAACTAATAATGATACAAACAAATAATGCTTATTTATACAATTTTATTCTATACTCATATTTTCTAGACTATCATAAAAATTACTCTCCACTTTTAGGATTTGAATCAGCTTTACCATTTTATTTATTTACATATTCTAAAGATTTATTTTTTAAATATCCTTATATTTTTCATAAAGCCTCCATACTATGTGATTCTTATCTTTTTTTTAATATATGTTCTAGCTTAATCAATAATATATCCCCTATAACAAATATTGTTCAGAATATTGATTCTATTAACTTTAACTATTTAGACAGATTTAATTATACTATATATACTTATAACCATTCGGAACACAATTTTGTACAAGTTAATAATAATTTTATTACTATTCCATATAATGGATTAAATTTCAATATACCATTTATAGAAAATGTTATATCCTATGAAATTTTACAATATTCTAATATATTTAAAATAGACAATATATATAATATAGCTATATTATCTTCTATTTATATAGATCAAATACGAACAAATATTGTTTTTTCTAATCTATTAAAGCTTGGCATTAATACCAAATCTACTATTAGAAAATTAATAAAAGATATATCCAAAAATAATTTTACAACACCAGATAACATCATTAGTTCAGATTCTATAAAGTCAAAATCAGTATATATTCTGGAATTATGTTATGGAAAATAAATATTCATTTAATATAATAGTTGATACTAGAGAACAAAAGCCATGGGCATTTGCTAGTTGTAACACTATCAAGAAAAAATTAGATACAGGAGATTATTCTATAGAGGGATTAGAAAATGTTTTATGTATAGAAAGAAAAAATTCTGTTAGTGAGATAGCTAATAATATTTGTGAAGATAGATTTAAAGATGAAATTAAAAGAATGAGCAATTATTTTTACAAATTTATTCTATTAGAATTTAATTTACAAGACGTATTGAATTATCCTAGAGGATCATCTGTTCCTTCTAGACTATGGAACAAGATCAAAATTCGCCCACCATATATTATTAAGTTTTTAACAGAACTACAAACTATACATAATATTCATGTTCTTTTTTGTGATAACCCTATAGCTGCTGAAGAAATGGCTTTCTCTATCATAAAAAGAGTTAATGAATTATATACTAAAAACAAAGAATTGCCTTACCAATGATGGACTATAGTCAACTAGAAAATGCTTGGTTAAATTTAGGTAACACGGATAATATAGAAATATCCACAAACTTAATGATCAGGAGATCTGAAAAAGATATAGAAAATCCTGATCAACATCTAATAAAAATTATTAAAAATCCAGATAATTTTAGTATGACAGCTAAGTTATTAATGGATATAGAATTACATCCTATACAAATAGCTATACTACAAGAATTTTGGGATAGGCCATTTCCTATGTTTATAGCTAGTCGAGGTTTTGGTAAAAGCTGGATATTAGCTTTATACGCAACACTTAAATGTATTTTTGTTCCAGGAACCAAGATAGTTATTGTTGGATCAGCTTTTCGTCAAAGTAAAGTAATTTTTGAATACATGGAGACTATTTGGAGAAAATCTTCTATTATTCGTAGTATTTTTAATGGTAATGATGATGGTCCTCGTCGTGATGTTGATAGATGCACAATGAGATACGGAGATAGTTGGACAATAGCTATTCCATTAGGAGATGGTAGTAAAATTAGAGGTTTAAGAGCACATATTATTATTGCTGATGAATTTGCATCAATATCTCCTGAAGTATATGAAACAGTAGTTTCTGGTTTTGCAGCAGTTTCTGCTGATCCTATTGGTAATGTTAAGGCAGAGGCAAAAAAAGAACTTATGAAAGAACTTGGTATATGGTCAGAAGAAATAGAACAATTACAATCTAGAAGAAGTAATCAGGCTATTATTGCTGGTACAGCAGACTATTCTTTTAAGCACTTTGCCGTATACTGGGAAAGATATAAAACCATTATTCATAGCAAAGGGGATACTCACAAACTATCTGATATTTTTAAAGGAGAGGTACCCAATAATTTTAACTGGCAAGATTATTCTATTATTAGAATTCCATATGAACTAATACCAAAAGGTTTTATGGACGATAGACAAGTAGCAAGAGCTAAAGCGACTATACATAGCGGTATATATAATATGGAATATGCTGCTTGTTTTACTAAAGATAGTAGTGGATTTTTTAGACGTAGTTTAATAGAAAGTTGCGTCACTAATCATAAAAATCCAATAATCATTAATAATGAACATATAATTTTTGATGCTATAGTTACTGGAGACATTAATAAAAAATATATCTATGGTATAGATCCCGCTAGCGAACAAGATAATTTCAGTATAGTTATACTAGAAATTCATCCTACACACTCTAGAATAGTTTACTGTTGGACAACTAATAGAAATAATTTTAAAGAAAGACAAAAAACAGGACTAATAAACGAAAATGATTTTTATGGCTTTTGTGCTAGAAAAATTAGAAATTTAATGAAAACATTTCCGTGTGATAGGATAGTAATGGATGCTCAGGGTGGTGGAGTAGCTATTGAAGAAGCTTTACATGATAATACTAAGATTGCTCCTAATGAATTACCCATATGGCCTATTATAGAAGATAAACCAAAAGATACAGACCATAAAGCTGGACTACACATACTAGAATTAGTACAGTTTGCTAGAGCAGAATGGACGAGTCATGCTAATCACGGACTAAGAAAAGATTTTGAAGATAAAATATTACTATTTCCAGCGTTTGATAATTTAACACTTGGAATAGCTATGAGCTTAGACTCTAAAGATATTATAACAGATAATTTAGATCCTATTTATGATAATTTAACAGAATGTATTCTAGAGATAGAAGAATTAAAAAATGAATTAACTACTATTGTTATGACTCAAACTAGTAATAGTTCCGGGTCTAGAGAACGATGGGATACTCCAGAAACTAAAATATCTAATGGAAAAAAGGGAAGATTAAGAAAAGATAGATATAGTGCATTATTAATGGCTAATGCATCAGCAAGACAAATAAGTAGAACAGATGCTCCATTTGCTTATGATGTTATAGGATCCACTAAAAAGGGTGCATCATCCAAGGAAAAGACTTTGTATAGGGGTCCGTCGTGGTTTATAGAATCGGCTAATCAAGATATTTACCTTGGTATTTACAAAAAATAGTGTATTATATACCATCATCACTATCTAATACGATTACAATAGAAATACAATATCATTATGGCAAAAAGAAAACCATCTCCTAAAAATATTATACAGAATGCTCAAAATGATGAACCTACCAATGCTTATGTAGCATGGGGAGATGATCTAGATTCCAAAAAACAAGCCCTTAATGAATCATCAGCATCTCTGAACGAATATGAAGGTATTCATAGAACTACAGGATATGCCAGATATAGCAGAGATTTTTCTAACTTATCAGAAAATACATCTAGTAGACCAGGACTAACTCGTTCTGATTATGATTATTTTAGGCCAAATGAAGCTGTACCAGTTCAAATTAAACATATTATCAGAAATGCTGATATAATATATCAAAGAGTAGGATTAGTTAAAAATGTTATAGATTTAATGGGTGACTTTGCTAGTCAAGGAATTAGACTAGTTCATAGCAATAAAAAAATAGAGAGATTCTATAGAAATTGGTTTGTTAAAGTTCGTGGACAAGAAAGAAGCGAAAGATTTTTAAATAATTTGTACAGAGTAGGAAACGTTGTTATTAATCGTCAAACAGCTAAAATAAACAAAAAAACATCTGATAATTTATATAAAGCATCTGGTAAATCTGATATTATCTTATATAATGATGAAATAAATGTAGAAAAAAGAGAAATTCCATGGAAGTATACTTTTATAGATCCTTTTTATGTTGATGTGGCCGGTGAGAGTTTATCATCTTTTGTCGGAACTAAGATATATGGCATAACTTTACCCGGACATCTAAGAAAAACTATTAATAGTCCAAAAAATGATATAGAAAAAAATATTATAGCACAATTACCAGAAGATATTATTCAAGCAGCTAAAGATAAAACTTTATACTTATTAGATACTAGTAAAACATTAGTATTTCACTATAAAAAAGATGATTGGCAAACTTGGGCATATCCTATGATATATGCTATTATGGATGATATTAATATTATTGAAAAACTTAAATTAGCAGATTTAGCAGCACTAGACGGTGCTATAAGTAATATTCGTATATTTAAATTAGGTAGTTTAGAACACAAAATAGCTCCAACCAAAGCTGCTGCCGCTAAACTATCAAGCATATTACAAAATAATGTTGGTGGGGGTACAATGGATCTTATATGGGGTCCTGATATAGAGTTATTAGAAAGTAAAACAAATGTACATCAATTTTTAGGAGAAGCTAAATATACACCTCACTTAAATAGTGTGTATGCTGGTTTAGGCATTCCTCCAACACTCACAGGCACATACGGGGCGGCTGGTACTACTAATAACTTTATTAGTCTAAAAACATTAACACAAAGATTAGAATATGGTAGAAAAGTATTAGTAGAATTTTGGACTAAAGAAATAGAAATACTACAAAAGGCTATGGGTTTTACTTATCCAGCTAAAATAGAATTTGACAGAATGGATTTGAGTAATGAAGATACAGAAAAGGCACTACTAATACAATTAGCTGATAGAAGTCTTATTAGTGATGAATTACTACAGACTAGATTTGGATTTGATTCTGACATGGAAAAAATTAGAATTAATAGAGAACACAAAGAGAGAGAATCAGAAAGAAGAATTCCAAAAGCCGGTCCATGGCACGATCCTCAATTTGATAATAGTCTCAAAAAGATTGTACTACAATCAGGAGTTGCTACTCCTAGTCAAGTTGGACTAGAGCTAGAAGACAAAAAGAAAGGAGAAAAAACTCTTTACGATCTAAAAATAGAAAGTGCTCCAAAACCACTTGGTCCCTCTCCTTCTGCTGGTCCCACAACGAAGTTGGTAAAAGATTCGTCAGAATCTTTACCTGGAGTTCCAGGTGAGGGTAGGCCCAAGTTATCTAAAGATTCCGAAAAACGAAAGCAAAAAACTTTTAAGCCTCGCACCGGGGCCACAATCAATATTTGGGCACAAGATGCTCAAGATAAAATTAGTCAAATTATTAATCCACTTATTTTAGAGTATTTTCAAAAGAAAAATTTAAGATCATTATCTAGCGACGAATCAAAATATCTAGAAAATTTAAAAACTCAAATTCTTTTTTCTATAGAACCATTAAGCACAATTGATGAAAATAAAATTGTATTTAATATTAAGGCTTCGGAAAATGAAGCCAAAAATTTAATATTGGGGTATGAATATTGGTTAAAAAGTATTGCTAATGATATTAATAGAAGTTTAACTCTAGACGAACAAAAAATAGTCAAGTCTATATTCTACGCCACAATACATGAAAAAGAGTAAATATTATGCAAATATATAAAGCAGAACTAGATATAGCAGAAAAAATTCTATCCACAGCTTCGGTAGCATACTCTTCAGAAGCTCAACTCTGCACAAAAAAAGATCTTAATTTAACAAATACAAACTTAGTAGAGTTGGACAAAACAATAGGTAGTTTTGATGATGAAGATCTATATTATGTTCAGTCCATACTAGTGTCAACATCTTGGAATAAAAATGACGATATTTTTGATAAAAAAGAGGTATGGGCGGCTAGATCTACTCCAGAAGATAAACCAACAAACTTAGAACATGATGAAGATAAAATAGTTGGCCATATTATATCTAATTGGCCTATTGATTTAGATGGAAATAAAATATCTGATAATATTGATATTAATAATTTACCTGATAAATTTCATATAGTAACAGGTTCTGTAATATATAGAAATTTTGCTTCATCAGAACTCAAAGAAAGATCAGAAAAACTTATAGCAGAAATTAAATCTGGACAAAAATATGTTAGTATGGAGTGTTTCTTTGATAATTTTGATTATGGTCTAGTAGATAAAAGTACCGGAGAATATAAAATATTACCTAGAAATGATAGTACATCTTATTTAACTAAACACTTAAGAGCATACGGTGGATTAGGCGAATATGATAACTATAAGATAGGTAGAGTACTAAGAAATATTAATTTTTCTGGAAAGGGTTTTGTGAATAAACCAGCAAATCCAGACAGTATAATTTTTGATGCTATAACAACAAAAAAAATTATTGAAGAAAAAAATGTCCAAATCGATAAAAATAGTGTATCTAGTATAACAGAATCCCTTAACCAGGAGAATGATAAAATGAGTTTAGAAAAAGATATCGAATCATTAAAACAAAAAGTTGAAGCCATGAGTGAATGTGGCGCTTTAGTCAAAGAAGCCTATAGTCGCGTTAGCGAACTAGAAGCTATGATGAAAGATGCCGAAGGCATGGTTAATAAAATGAAAGAAGAAATGTCTATGAAAGACCAAATGATGGTCGAAAAAGACAAAGAGATGGCAGCCAAAGACAAAGAGATGGAAGATTACAAGAAAAAAATGCAATATGATGTTGCTGCTGTTGAAGAAACCAAAACTTCCGAACTACAAACTATTGTGGCTTCACATGAAGAAATGGTTAAGGCTAAAGATTCAGAAATTGAAACTCTAAAGTCAGAACTTTCTGCTGCTAATGAAGTTATCGAAGGATACAAAACAAAAGAAGCAGAAATGATTAAACAAAATAAAATTATGAGTAGAGTTAATGAACTTGTTCAAGCTGGTATAGATATGACAGTTGCAGAAGCAACTGTGAATAAATTTGAATCGCTAGATGACGAGGCATTTGTTACTATCAAAACTTTGGTACTCTCTCATATGCCGGACTGGGTAAAATCATCAAATTCCGATGATACAACTCAGGAGGTTGAAGAGAAAACTGAATCATCAGTTGTTACTGAAGAAGTTTTAGAAAATGTCGAAGTCGAACCATCTGTTGATCTCAGTGTTGGTAGTGAAGATGACTCGGAAGTACAAAATACTAGAGCATCTCTAATAAATTTTGTATATTCTAGATTAGGCAAACCACAACTTAATAAGGGAGAATGAACATGGCTTTAAAACCAGATCGTGTCGAAAGTTTCACAGATATTTCCTATTTCATGAATACAACTGGTGATCGCGGTGGTGTGGTTGTTTTCAACACCAGTGGTGTTGGAGCAGCTATGGATGATGCTGACGCTGTGGTGGCATATCCAACTGGCACACCTTCGGGAACATCGCCAGCTGGTGTTCTATTAAATGATGTTGTTAATCTTGATCTAACAAGACAACATATCAATTGGCATAAAGATGAAACCCAAGTTGGAGGCAAGGTTACACTTCTTCGTAGAGGTCAAGTAACAACAGATATGCTTGCTACTGGTGACACACCAGCTGCTGGTGATGCTGCTTACTATGACGGCGATGGGAACTTTACTACAACTTCAACCAATAGTGTACGCGTAGGTACATTTTTGAGCGGTAAAGATTCCGAAGGTTACGTTAAAGTAGACATCAATATTACCTGAAATTAGGAGATAAAATAACATGGCTAATACTAGATTCGAACCAACTCCAGAACTTACAGATCTTTTAGTGAAATCGGGCTCTGCTGAAAAGGAGCAATCCGTTGCTGCTAACAGAGAGTTCGCTAAAGCACTAGAACTTCCTTTACGTCAAGCTGTATTAAATGGAGATATTCTTAATGGTATTTTTGAACCAATTAGATTGGCTCAAAGTGCTACTCCAGAATTTCCATTAGATTTTCTTGCTCCCGGTACTGAAAAAGACTTTGTGGCCTATACTATTCCTAATCACGGGTATATTCCAGAGCGTCATGTTGAGGGTGATTATGTGATGGTGCCAACATATGATATTGGCGCTAGCATTGATTATCTCTTAAAGTATGCTCGCGATGCTCGTTGGGATGTTGTTGGTCGTGCTATGGAAGTACTAGAAGCTCAGTTTGTTAAGAAAATGAATGATGATGGTTGGCATACTCTTCTTGCTGCTGGTGTTGATCGTAACATCGTAGTTTATGATAGTGATGCTGATGCTGGTCAATTTACAAAAAGATTAGTAAGTCTTATGAAGACTGTTATGCGTAGAAATGGTGGCGGTAATTCTGCTAGTAATAACAGAGGTATTCTTACAGATCTTTATGTATCTCCAGAAGCTATGGAAGATATCAGAAACTGGGGTGTAGATCAAGTTGACGAAATTACTCGTCGTGAGATTTATACCGCTGCTGATGGTACTCTAAACAGAGTTTTTGGTGTTAATCTTCATGATCTTGATGAACTTGGCGAAAGTCAAGAATACCAAGAGTTCTATGATAATGTGCTTAGTGGTACACTACCAGCTAGCGATACCGAACTCGTTGTTGGTTTAGACCTTCGCAAGCGAGATAGTTTCATAATGCCAATTCGTCAAGAAGTACAAGTTTTTGAAGATGATACATTACATCGTCAAAAGCGAGCCGGCTTCTACGGTTGGAGTGAACAGGGCTTTGCTGTATTAGACAACCGTAGAGTACTTCTTGGTAGTCTATGATTAGATTATACTAACTAACGTTAACAACTAGGGCTGGCATTCGCCAGCCTTTTTTGTTGATATATTCAAAATAGGTGTATTATCTTATATAAGTAAAAAGCAACGAGGCACCGACTATGCCAGCATCTAAATATGATTTTAGTATAGAACAAGGGTCCTCTTTTAAGTTGAGTTTAGTATATAAAGATGATAATAATAATCCTATAGATTTAACTAATTGGTGCGCAAGATTAACATGGAAAACAAATACTAATATTACTCAAACT